ATATGTAGATAAGCGACGCACGTCGCCACTTAAATACGACAAACTGCTATCGTAATGCGTGGCTCCAAAAGCTCCATTACTTTGGGGGGTTGACACGGACAATACACCGCCATTGGCTGTACCCGTGATGTTCGGCAGTCCGGCCTTCACGGTGGTGCCCGCTTTGTGGCTGCTGCTGGCACCCATCAGCACGCGCTCCGATGCGATCTGCTCCCATGTGCCGCCAAACAGGGCGGCAGGGCTGGTGGGGTCGGTGCTCTGGTAGATGCTGCCGACAGGGTATGCAGACAGGCCGCTGGCCGCAATGGCCTGCCACGTCCCATCCCCGCGCAAAAATTTACCCTGTGCACCGGCTGCGGGTGCAGGCACAAGGCCCTCTTTGCCAGCCGCGCTGGCAGTGGCGGCGGTCATCTTGGAGTAAGTGTGGTCAGTAAAAACGGCGTTAGCCGGTACATCCTTGCCCAGCGAGTAAGTGCAGGCCACCGGCTTGCCTCCGCTGATGTATACCGGTTTCGTCGCACTGCCCGCGGTTGCGGTATCGAGTTTGACGGCACTGTTGGCCGAGCCGCCCGCAGAACCGGAACCGGCATAGTTGTGGGTGTGTCTCTTGGCCGCAAACACAGAGTCTGCCTTGCTCTTGATGTAGGTCCACAGCGCACTCATGGGCCGACGGTGGTAGGTGGTCGTTGTGCTTCCGCCGCCGGCATACTGGGATACATAGTAATCTGCATCCTGCGGGGTGCTGGTACCCGCGCTCAGCGCGTTGATAAGCGCGCTCAGATCGTGGGTGTGTGTCTTATCGGCCTTTTTCTCCAGCGCGTCACCGGTGGCCTTTGCATCGGCAGGCGCACCCTCGGTGGACAGGGTAGGATCAGTGGAGACGTAGGATTTCGCCTCACCAGCAGCTTTTTTGGCCTCCTCGGCGCTTTTAGCTGCTGCGCTCTGGCTTCGAGCAGCCTCTTCGGCGCTTGCGCCTGCCGCTGTCTTGTCTTTCGCAGTCGCTGCTGCAGAGTCTGCGGCCTCCGTCGCTTTCCGGCCGGCCTTGGTGGCGGCCTCTTGTGCGGGCGCGGTTGCCTTGCTGACGCTGTCCAGAGCCTCAGTGCAGGCAGCGTTGATGTCCTGCAGCGCGTCATCGCGGGCCTGTGTGGTGTCACGCAGAGCCTGCTCGGCATTGCCAGCATGGGCCCCGGCGGCGGCTCGATCATCGGCAGCGGCTTTGGCAGATGCAGCAGCCTCCTTCATACAGGCAGCGGCCTTGCGGCTGCTGTCCGATGCAGTCTCTTCCAGTTCCGCGATCCGCGCCTTTGCTGCGGCCAGAAGTTCCGCCGTCGGGATGTGGGTCACGCCGTCCCGCACGATGCCGCAGAGCTTCTCGTCCAGCCGTGTGTCGGTGATCTGGCCGGTGGTGACGGCGGTGGAGCCTGCCGGGCGGGTAATCTCGGCAAGGCAGAGGTCGTAGATCAGCTCAGTGCGGGAGATGGCCGGGGCCGTGGGTGTGCTGGATGCCGTGCCCTGCAGCACCTGCAGGCTGGCGGCTCTGGCACCGGCATCATAGCGCATGACGATGCGGTCGATGCGGGGGAGAGACGGATCGGCCAGCGGCAGGGTCAGGGTATCGGCCTCCCGCTTTGTGATGGAGTAGCCGGTGAAACGGCTGGGGTGCACCCAGCCACGGCCCGCGCCCACGGTGACCTTCAGCCCGTCTGCGGCTGTCACCGGGAAGTCCTCAGCGGAGCTGAACACACCGCTGGTGAGGCCCGCAAGGTAGGCCGCCACGTCTGCGGCATCGAAGTCGTAGCCGTCGGCGGGGTATAAAACGATTTTGCTCAAAAGATCATCTCCTTACAGCTTGCGCCAGACCGGTGTGCCCAGCCGCGCGGTGCGGGTGGTGCTGTCGCTCTGGCTTTGGGTGATGACATCGGCCACCCGGACGGTGGCCTTGTATCCCAGCTCCGGGATGGTGCAGAAGGCCACGTCGCCGGGGGAAAGCCCCTCGGCATCGATGGTCAGCTCAATGGAGCCGGTGCGCAGCTGTTCCAGCAGCTTGTTGGTGCCCCGGGCCATGAGCCGCTCGAGGTAGGCTTCGCTCTTGTTGCTCTCGCCCTTTTCCTCGTCCGGCTGCACGTCCCGGGCATCCACATAGAGCTCCCGCCGGTCGGCTCCGGTGGCATCCGTCAGGCCCACGGTCACGGTGGCCCGGGCATCGCCCTCACCGGCCCCCTGAACAACGGCAACGTTGGCATAGTCGCTGTCCCCAAAGGCCCAACTGGCCCCGGTCAGGTTGCCCCACTTGGTACTGAACCTGTTGTTGGGGTCGGCGGTGGGCCGGTAGACCTCGAACAGCAGCTTCTTATCTGCGTTCTTGCCTGCCAGTCGTACCCGGAAGCCTAGGTCGCAGGCCGCGCCGATGGTCATCAGGTAGTCCATGATGCTGCCGCCGGAGGTCTGTGCGGTGTAGGTGGTGTCAAAGCCCACCAGCTCTCCAAGCTCCAGCTTGGGCCACGGCTCCATGGAATTGACCAGCCTGCGCATGGCCTGCTCCGCGTTCTCGCTCTTCACGATGACGGTGCAGACCCGCTTGGTGAAGATCCACGTTCCCGGGAAGCCGGTGACCACTAGATTGCTGTCGGTGTTCTCGTTGCTCCGGTGGCAGATGCGCATGGGCACGTCGCTGTCACTGCGGCGCAGCCAGCGGCCCTCCCGCAGCAGGGACAGGTTCTCTTCGGTGGGTCTGACTTCGAGGGTGAACTCACCCTCGGTGTTGTAGGGCTCGTCCCAGTAAAGGCTCACCCAGACCTCCACCCGGCCCAGCCGGGCAAGGGTCGTCTCATCCAAAACATCCAGCGTCATGCAATCACCTCCGGCAGAATGCCTGAAACCATGGGATAAAATTGCACCGTGACCTGCATGAGGGTCTCGCCGCTGTCGGCGGTGGCCTTGAGCAGGTTGTCTCCGGGAGCCAGCTCCAGCAGGTCGCTGTCCTCGTCCAGCAGGGAGAAGATGTTCTCCTCCGTGCCGTCCTCTGTCCGCTTGACGGCCAGCTTGTCGGTGGTGGTGCGGTAGATCTCGATGACCTGCCCCGGGGTCAGGGTGGTCAGGATGCGGATGCTCTGGCCCGTGATGATGTTCAGCACGCAGGGGTTGACCACCGCACCGTCACTCTTGAGGGTGGCCGTGAAGGGTACAGCCAGCGCCCCCGGGTTGACCGCGTTCTGCCAGCCAAACGAGGTGCGCACGCCGAACCAGTGGGGCTTGGAGTAGTTGACCGGCAGCCTGAAGCTGGGCACAAAGCCGTTGATGCAGAAGCTCTGAGCGGTCAGATCGTACCAGAAGGGCTTCGGGCAGAAGAACATCATGTCAAGGACCGGGTATGGGTGGATGCTCTTTGTGTAGGGGGTCTTGGAAAGCACAAAGCGGCAGAAATACTTGTCCTCAAAGTACATGGTGCCGCTGGTGAAGTAGGGGAGTTTTTCCAGCAGCAGGGCGGCATCCGCATCGCCGTGGGGGCTGTGGCAGTGGATGATGAGTTCACGGCTCACCCCGGCCACGCTCTGTTTCTCCACCGTGTTGCCGATCTGGTTCACGCCCTGTGCGGTCTGCAGATCTACGTTCACACCATTGATGGGATCGAGGGAGTAGGGCGTGCCGTAGTCCCACCCGATGTCGAGAGCGGCCCCGGCATCCGTCACGAGCCGCAAATGGTCTTTGCGAAATGGCATTCAGAGCCCTCCTTTCATCGTTTCTGGGCCTTGGCCCGGTCGGCTTCCCAGCGTGCTTCCCGCTGGAGGTCTGCCGCCGTCTGGGCCTTGCTGTAAATGTTCTGGGTGATGTTGGTGTCGCCCTCCCGGTGGTACTGGTTGGCGGCTGCGGCCACCTTTGCCGTGCCGGAAACGGCCACACTGCGAGAGATGGCCATGTTGTCCGACAGCACCAGACTGTCTGCCTGCCGCACCATCTCGGCCAGCTTGCTGTTTGCGGCCAGCAGGGCCTCGGTGTTGTCCCGGATGGCATCGGTATTATCCTTATCCGGCGTAGTCCCGGGGGTGCCGGGGTCCGTCGAGGCATCAGGCTTCTCCGGCTCGGCGGGGGTGCCGGGCTTGTATTTTTCTTCCAGGTCTCGGAGGGTCTTTTCGTAGTCCAGCTGCAGCAGTTCCCGCTCAAGGTCGCCCATCCGCAGGGTGTTCTCGGCCTCGACAAGCTTCTTTTCCAGATCCGCCAGCGCGGTTGCATCGGCAGCAGTCTTTTTGCCGATCTGCGCCGACTGCTTCTTGTACTCGGCATCCAGCAGTTTCTTTTCGAGGTCGGCAACGGATTTTTTATAGTCCGCAGCAGCCACGGCCTTTTCGGCATCCAGCATACCGGGGTCATCCTCGGTAAGCTTCGCCCGGGCAAGTTCGGCAGCCTTTTTAGCGTACTCGGCATCCAGCTGCTTTTTCTCGGCATCGCCGGACTGACGGGCATACTCCGCATCCAGCTCGGCCTGCTCCTGCTTGGCGAGGCGGGCGTTCTTGCGGTCCTCACGCTCCTTCTGGATCTTCTTGGCATAGTCCCATGCGGGGTTGGACACATAGTCGATGTGGCCGCCCCAAAGCTGTGCGACGAGATTGTAGGCACCGATCAGCGCATTGATCTCGATGACAAACTGCTCCACAAACAAGCCAAGGACGTACATCAGGCCCTCAAAAATGTAAGACATGAAATCGGCCACGCCCGACCATACATCGTTCATGCCGTTTGCGACGTTTTTGTTTGTGCTGGCAAAGTTGAGCAGTGCGCCCACCAACATGCCGATCAGAGAAATCACCAGCAGGATGGGGTTGGCATCCATGGCAACGTTAAGCCCCTCCTGCGCACCGGTGGCCGTCGTTGCAGCGGGCACGAACTTTGCAACCAGACTGGATGCAAGAGCTGCCAGCTTGTTGCCAACACCGGACAGCGCATTGCCGAGCTGGTCCAGCGCACCTTGCGCAATGGCCGTGATCTGCTCCCTCTGTTTATCCGTGCACGCCTGCCAGAAGTAGGAAGCTGCCCAGAAGCCCAGCTGTTCCAGATCGCCGTTTTTCAGCGCGTTGGCAAGGGTCTTGATGGCACCGACCGCGTCGGTCTGGATGTCCTTCTTGATGCTCTTCCAGCCATCTTCCAGCTTGGTGCGCAGCTGAGTGGTCAACAGCTCTCCGGCACTGGCATACTGCGGACCGGCATCCTCAATGGTCTTGACCGTGGTCTCCACACCGTCGGCGGTCTTGGTGGTCACGGTCTTGACGGTGCGCTCTACTCCCTCGATGACCTCGGTGCCGGTGCGGGTAGTCACGGTGGACACCCGCTCGCTGCCATCAGTCAGGGTCTCGGTGGTCTTTTCCACCGTGACCTGCGCACCGCCCACGATGCTGGTTTGGGTGTCCTTGACCGTGGTCTGTACGGATGCCTTGACATCCTCCATGGTCTGCTTGACAGTCTTGGTGCCGTCCGCAGCAACCTCTGTGATGGTCTTGACATCCTTCAGCACACCATCCACCATCTGCCGGGAAGTCTCGGTGATGGTCTGTTTCTGCTGCTTTTTGCCGTTGGACAAGGTCTCATTGACCGTTTCCACCGTCCGGGTCACGCCGTCCTTTACGGTGGTCGTGGTGTCCGAGATGGATTTGACTACAGTGGCAGTGGCCTGCTTGGTGGCCTTTGCGGCCTTACCCGCATTGTTTGTGATGATGCCGGTTGCGTTCGTGGATGCGGCTGCAGCAGCTTCGGCCGCGGCCTTTTCCTCCTGCGCCTGCTTCACACGTTCATCGTGGAGGGCCTTGCGCTTAGCAGCAGCTTTATCGCGCTTGGACTGGTTATAGTCGTCCATATAGCCGTTGTAGGCTGCATCATAGGCTTCCTGTGCCGCACCGACACCGTTTTTCAGGTTCGCCAGTGCCGCAGCCGCGCCTCTGATTTTGGCGACCAGCTCATTGAGCCAGTCCACCACCGTACCGATGGCATTCTGTGCTATCTTTTCGACAGCCGTAAATGCAGAGTTGACCGCATTGCGGAAGGTCTCGCTGGTCTGATAGGCCGTCACAAGGCCCGTTGCCAGAGCAGCCAGTGCAGCAACAAACAGCCCGACCGGGTTTGCGGAGATCACCGCATTCAAAGCCGCCTGCGCCAGTGCCAGACCGGTGGTCCCGGCTTCTGCGGCTGCATGGGCGGCGGTCATGGCCGTGGTGTAGGCGGTGTGTGCGATCTCGGCGGCGGTGGCAAGAGCCACGTAGCCCTTATACGTGAGGAATGCCGCGCCCGCAGCGGCGACCACCGACGCGGCAATGCCGATGGTGTCCTTGAGCTGCGCCATTTTCTCGTCGCTGTCAAGGAAGGATGTCACCACCTCGTTGAGCTTGACCACCAGCTCTCCCAGAGCCGCAAACAGGCCGCTGGTCAGCTCACCTGTCAGGGCGCTGACATTATCCTTCAGGGTGGACATGCGCCCGCTGAAGGTCTGGCTTGCTTCCAACATGCCGTTGTAGAACTGCCCGCCCTCGCTGGTGGCGGCAGAAACGGCGGCCTGCAGCTCGCTGAAACTGACCTTTCCGTCCGAGATGCGCTTGTACAGGTCGGACATGCTCTCGCCGGTGGCGTCGCAGATCTGGTTCAGCGGGTTGAAGCCCGCATCGATCATCATGTTGACGTTTTCCAGCGTGACCTTCTTTGCGCTGGACATCTTGCCGTAGGCGCGTACCAGCGTCTGCAGTTTGTCCGCGTTGCCGAGGGAGATGTCGCCAAGCTGTTTCAGCACGCCGGTGGTGTCGTCTGCGGCAATGCCGAACTGTAGCAGGGTCTGTGTGCCCTCGGTCAGGTCGGACAGAGCAAAGGGCGTGGACGCTGCCATCTTACGCAGCTCGGAAAGCTTTTCGGCCGCAAGCTCTTCGTTGCCCAGCATGACCTTGAAATTGGTCAGGTAGCTTTCCATGCTGGCATTGTAGTCAATGCCGCTTTTGACCACTTTGCCCAGTTCCGCCGAAGCTTTCTTCGCAAAGTCAGCAATCATGTTTCCGGCGGCAACGGTCCATTTGCTGGTGCTCTTTTCCGCCGGGTCACTGTTGAGCCTTACTTCGCCGGTGATGCTGAAATCTGCCATGTGTCCACATCTCTCCATTCCAAAAGAGCGCGGGCACAAGGGCACAGGCTGTTATAACTTGATCTCTACTTCCCGGCGGCAGGCCGGGTTCTTGCATTTGACCCACACACCGTGAGCGCTGGCGGAAGCTTCTGCCCAGGCAGGCAGCGGCTTGCTGCAATACGGGCAGCGCACCGGCACGCGGGTACTGTCCTCAGCGGAACCGCGCGAGGAATGCGGCGTCATGCTGCTGCGGGGTAACATCGCGCGCACCTCCTTTCAGCTCCGGCGGCAGGGCGTACCGCTCCTTTGCCGCTTCGTATCGCTGTCGGGTGGCTGGGTCCATCTCGCTGGTATCCGTGGTGCGGATCTGCAGTATCTGCGACAGCGCGGTCTCCTGAGGCAGTGCCTGCATCAGCGCCATAAAACGCCACCAGTGTACCTTGTCAGTGGTCAGATCGATGCCGTAGGCCTGCTGGAATGCGCCAAGAACATAGGCTGCATCGCAGTGGTAGTCCAGCGTGATCTCACCGGTACCGGCATCGGCCTCCGGCGGCTCTCCACCGGGAGCGTCGTCCGCACAACCGCGGAAAAAGCGCATCAGGGACGCAAAAGCATCCGGCAGCTGCGGGTCTGAAACCGGTTCTGCAAAGAACCGCTCTGCTGCGTCGCGCATCAGCTGGACCTTTTCTTCGTCAGTTTCTGCCCGGCGGTAGGTGTTCAGCAGCCAGACCATATGCCGGAAATCCGGGTCGATGCGTCTGCCCTCCCAAACGATAGGCAGGGCATCCGTCAGCAGGTCAGTCATTTTCCAGAGCAGCCAGTTCGGCCAGCAGGGCCTTACGGCGGGCAGCTTTGTCCACGCACTCCACCATCTGAGCGGCAGGCGGCTGCGGGTAGTTCACGGGAGGCTTTGCGACGATACGCCCAGCCGTCTGGGTGCGCTGCCGTGCTTTCTTCTCGGCCCGGCGCTGGGCGCGGTTCATGGGCTGCGGCTTCGGGATACGGTCGGCGTAGTGCTGTTTTTCAGCCTTGCAGGCCTCGTTGATGGCATCCAGCACATCGTAGATAGGCGCTGCGTTGTTCTCGTCCAGACCCAGGCGGTCGGATGCGCCTGCACCGAGGATCTCGTCGATGCAGTGCATGACGATCCTTGCCTGTGCACGCATATAATCACCCAGACGCACACCGCCGTGGTTGAAGCGCTCAGTTTCGGCCCTGCCGGCCTGCTGCATCTGCTCGTTGGCATCTTCAAAGCGGTCCATATCGTTGGCGTTCAGAATGGAAAACTCAAATTCCTGTCCACAAATAAACATTTTCTGGCTCCTTTCGTTGCGCCGTGCCCCGGTACTGCCCCGGAGAAACCTGTTTCACGGCATAAAAAATCCCGTTCCGGGACCGGAACGGGAAAGCGGATATCAGGCCTTGACCGCCTTGCCGGGCGCTGCCAGCGTCTGCATGTCAGGGTCGGTCAGGTAATCGTACTCCGACGGGGTGCCGATACCCTTGACGTCGCAGGCAAAGCCGGCGGCAGCACCAGCAGCGCCGCTGGTATCGCTGGTGACGATGAATGCTGCATGGCCCTTTTCGCCCTTGCCGGTCTTGACGCTGAAGTAGACGTAAGGGAAAATCACGCTCTGGCCGGAACCGAACTTGACCTTGTGGCTCAGCAGGAAATCCTGCGCAGCGTCACCCACGCAACGGTTGCCGTTCAGGGCAAAGGTGCGCTGAACCTCTCCCTTTTCGGTCACAGTGCCGGCGCGGATATACGAGTTGTCCTCGGTGGTGGCGTTCAGAGCACCGGAATGCTCCTTGACGCGCTCTGCACATACGATCCAGTCACCGACCTTGGTCTGCTCGGCACAGGTCTGGATGGCAAAGATAAAGTCATCGGCGCGCTCGACGCCGGTGTAGTTGGCCTTCGGCTCGATACCCTTATCGGTCTTGAGCTTAGCCAGAGTTTCAGAAACAGTCATATCAAAACTCCTTTCATCTGGGCTGGTAGTAAGTCAGACGCAGCTGCATCTGCATCCGGCAGCTGCCCGCGCTGCTGGTGACGATGTAGCCGGTGGAAGTGACGGACACGCTGAGGGATTGTTTGTCCCGGCCGCATTCCGAGAGGTCGGGCAGGTGGCCGCAGTCGTTCTGCGCCAGCACCCAGTCGGTCAGCTGCTCAAAAAAGCCGCTGTTCTGGACGGTCAGCACGTCCGCCTCGCCGTACTCCCGCCGGGAGAGGAACAGGTAATTCTTTGCCATGTCTCGCCCGGAGAGATACTCGGTGAGCACCGGGTCGCCGGGGCTGTCCTCGATGGAAAAGGCGGTGGCCTCTTCGTCCAGTCCGGCAATGCGGAAGGCCGCGCCGGTGGCTTCCTGCTCGTCGGCGATCAGCGGGCAGGTCTTGAGCCACGCCCGCAGGGCGGCAATGGTGGGCTTTACGGGTTCGCTCATTTGTTCCCTCCCAGAAACTGCTTTGCGGAATCGTGGGCGAACTTTTCCAGCTCGTCCTTGTGGTCGGCAATGGCGTTTTGTCCCCAGTAGGAACCGCGGTGACGTTCCGTTTCGCCCTTCGCGCCGTGCAGGTCGGTGCCCCGTTCATGCAGATAATACTGCCTGCGGGCATAGGGCGTGTTATAGACCAGCAGACCATTCTTGAAGTCCGATGCCTGATTGACGCTGTTCTTCAGGGTGCCGGTGTCAAAGGGCACATAGGGGTCAACGGTTTTGGCTACCTGCTGGGAAAACGCATACTGCACTTTTGCAAAGCCTGCGTCCATATCCGCCTGCAGGCCGGGCCGTAAGGTGATCTTGAAATCAAAAACCGGTGCGCTCATGGTGTTAGCTCCCTTCCACATGCCAGTGCGGCAGCAGCGGTTCCCGGTCGTCCGAGACAGCCGACACGGTGCAGCACAGGTGTGTTTTTTCGAGTTTGGCATACTCTTCGGCGGTCAAGGCAGACACCGTGCCCTGCACCAGCTTCCAGCCGCGTTTCAGGGTCCAGTGTTTGGCCTTTTCGGCAGCAGGCAGAGCCGCCCATTGAGCGTAGGGCAGATAGCCCATGGTGCACACGCTGGCCGGAATGCGGATGTGCGTAGTGCGCTCCGGGTCCTTGGCAGTGCCGGAGCCGGACGTGGAGCGGCATTCCCGCCAGCTGCAGCCGGGGAACACCCAGCACTCCGGGGTGTCGGTCTCGGTGGCGATGTCGCGGATAAGGTTGACCACGGTGACAGCAGTCTGCATCAGAAGCACCCCCTGTACAGCAGGCCGTGCGGGTCAGCACCGAGGGCCGTGCGGATGATTTCATAGGCTTCCTGCCGGGTGGCTGCGGTCATACTGGCATTGCTGCCAAAGGTGACGCTGTAGCCGTCGTTGGAGACGCTGGCAGCGCCCGGCACAGCGCTCACCGCAGACGCAGCGGCCAACAGTCCGATGATCTGCGTGCAGGCATCTGCCAGCGCTGCCCGGCAGGCCTCACACCCGGCGGCATGGTTCTCCGCCCGGCCAAAGGTGGCGGCATCGATCATGCGGGAAGCCCGGCTGCACAGCACCCCGAAGGCCGCTTCCGGCACCGTGCCGCCCGCCGTGAGGTATTCGTCGTAGGTACAGTACAGCATGGCGGCTCCTTACGCTGCGACGGCAGCGGCGGTCAGGAACGCGAACGGAACCTTGGAGCGGTCGGCATTCAGGCGGGTTGCAGGGTTCGGCAGTGCCCAGCCCATGCGCATGACCACACGCAGGGCCACCATATCCTGCTGGGCGAGGTTGTAAACGATCTCCTTGGTGGAAGGATCCTGAATAACGCCCTGATCCAGCAGCTTCACGGTGACATCCTGACGGATGGAGTACACCAGCTTCTTGAAGTTGCCTGCGATCAGCTGGGCCTTAGAAGCATCAAAGCCGCCGTTCTCCGGGAAGTACATCGGGGCACCGTCCAGCGCGTAGGTGGTTGCACCCTGCATATCGGAACGGAACAGAGGACGGCCCGTGGTATCCACAAGGCCGCGCAGTTCTGCCTTTGCGGTCAGATCGCCGACCACGGCATCCACACCAAAGCCGCCAGCCTCAACCTTGGAGAACAGACCGTCCTTGCCCAGCAGCTTTGCGTAGTCGATGGGGCCGGTGACTTTGTTCTTGGCCGCAAGGGTCAGAACATCGGTCGTCCACTCGGTGGGGCGCTCGCCGCCGAACAGGATGGCGTTGTCGATTTTTGCGCCCATGGCTTCCCGGACGCGGGGCTGTACCTCGCCCATGATGTCAAAGCTGGAATCTGCCAGCACAGCTTCGGGCACGGGCACAATGACGGCCAGCTCTGCGGCGGTCATATAGACATTGTCCCATTCCTGCTTGCTGGTCTTTTTCATGCCGGTGTCACCGTTGACCCAGTAAGCCAGCGGCAGCATGGACAGCACGGGGATCTTGGTCTGGTTAGAGGTCATATTGGCAAGGCGGGTGCCCAGCTGCATGACGGTGGAGCTTTTGGGCACGTCCTGCTGGATGGTGTTCACCAGCTGCTCCCGGATCAGGGCCTCAGCCTTATTGCGAGCGATTGCATCAATAGCCATAAGAATCAACCTTTCTGGCCGAACGCTGCGCGGAATGCAGCATTTGCGGCCTCATGTGTGTTTGCGGGCTGGCCGGGTGCGCCGGTCGCCGATGCGGAAAAACGTGCCATGCCGCCGTCCGGCAGGATAGCACTGGGATCACTCTCTTTGAAAGCCTTGACATAATCATCAAAGCCCAGAATCTCGCCGTCCTTCATGGCAAAATTCTGGGACTTGGCATCTGTCAGAAATGCCTTGCGGGCACTCTCGCTGGAAAATTTCAGGCCGGATGCCTTGCGTTCCAGAGCGTAGCCCTTTTCGAGGGCAGCGATCTGAGCCGCAGCATCGGCCTTGGCCTGCTCGGCCTTGGCCTTCCACTCAGGGTCGTAGCCTTCCAGTTTGCTGTTTGCAGTGGACAGCTGTTCGGTCAGGGTGGTTTTCTCGGCCTTGAGGGTGGTGATCTCGTTCACCTTGGCCGTGATATCCGCGCCATGCAGGTTCATGATGCTGTCCAGCTGGTCCGAGGTGATACCCGGAATGATCTTGCTCACATCTTCGCGTTTCACTTGCGATGTGCTCCTTTCTTTTGTCTGTTGGGTGGATAAGTCCCTGCTGTTTTGTATCGCGGTTCTCATTCCGCACGGGACAAGACGGGGTACGCGCCGCCTTCCGCTGTGGTGCCGCTTGCGGGAGTTGAACCCGCCACCGCCGGATTAAAAGTCCGGTGCTCTGCCAACATGAGCTAAAACGGCATGAAAAAACCACTATGAAGCCTTTTTTCGGGGCACATAGTGGTTAAAATGGGGAATTTCCGTGAATGACTTTTACGGCTTGACCTCTACGCTCGGCAGTACGTCCGTGTGGAAATAGAGCTTGTAGTGGTAGGGGTCGGTATGGGTGCCGGTGATGTCCTCCACCACATACATGGTGTAGTCGTTCAGATAGATGTAGTTCTTGCGGTAGGAATCCGGGCCGACCTTCACCGTGCAGACAAGCTCATTGTTTGAGTTGTTGGAGATGGACATGTAGCCCTCGGCTTCCATGATCACCTTGTCGGTGCGGGCGTTGTAGACGGTGATCTTGCGCTCACTCTCGAAGTAATCTGCCTGCTTGGAGATGTTGTAGTTGGCCTTTTCGGCTTCGCTGGAACAGCCACACAGCAGAATGGATGCGGCCAGCGCAAGGGCGAGAAGAATCTTTTTCATGGTTCGTTCCTTTCTGTAAAAATGGGCAAAAGAAAACCACCGTCCGGGTGGATGGTGGTTAAGGTTATTCGATGCCGGGCGGGAGCTTTCCAAGTTCTTTCAAAATACTGTAGCAGTCACGAGCATACATCTGACGGTGTACAGTTCTGTCCCACCCATCGTAAAATGAGTTGCAAATATCGTCATATGCCGGGTCTATAGGAGTTTCCAGAAGAACCTGCTGCATTTCCCTGACTTCCTGTTCTGTGTAAGAAGGTTTATTCGTAGAATTTGGCACCATTTTTCTGCAACTCCTTTATGCAGTCCGAAATAACCCCTTCTGCCTTTTCAAGAACCTGTTCATCCGTCAGCGTGGACTTGAGCAATTCATCAATTGCGCAATCCATTTTCCGAATGGCCTGTTTCGCGGAGCTTTCTTGAAAAGTAGAAGTCTTTTCGATTGCGTAAATATGCCCATCATGCCCAAGAGCAGTAAGCAACTTCAAATTTGCGTTTCGCGTAAATTGCCGCAGATCACCATTTGAAAAGCTATCGCATGCAGGATGGGTATGAATCGCAATATAGGGTACATCCGGGTTTGGTAGCTGAACAGAATGACCATCCGGCAAGCCGATGATATCTTTCGTCAGCGGCTTCATCTTGATGTCGAACACCCTGCCCACTTCAACATTTTCCGGCTGCTTTGAAGCGACCATGAGAAGGCGCTTGTGGGCGTTTTTCAGCTGTTGCTGCCCGGCGGCATCCAGTGTGTCACAGCTGAACGCCTTAACATTTGCGATTGACTGCATTGTAACAGGTTTCGCCTTTGTGTTCAAGCTGCTGTATGTAGAGGATACCTTCCGCGCCTGTGCGCTTGCCCTGCTGCCCTCGCTCCTGCCGAACTTCGGCACGCTGACACGGGCGCTGTCCACACGGCCACCCGTGGCCTGTGCAAACTCTGCAAGGCTCTGTCGGGCGGCTCTCAGGTGCACAGCGCTGTCGGTGGTGTCCAGCCCGGCAGCATCCTCGGCCAGATACCGCTTTTTCCAGCGGCGGACGTTCCGCTCCCGGGCACGCTGCATCTGGGATATCTCGTAGGCGGTGTACTTTTTGCCGTTCCACTCGATGTTCCGGGCGTTCAGCTCCTGCAGCTCTTCCCGCGTCCATTGGGGCGGAGCACCCAGCTCTGGAAAAATTGCAAAATGTGTATGAGAACAATTCCAGCCGTAAATACCATCGCCGGAACCATAGTGTGTTGCTTCATAAAAATCAGGGTAATACTTACCCTTGTAAGTGACTGTACCGCCCCGATGAAACTGCCGTCCCTGCCACTCTGCATGAGAAGGACGCGCGCCGCCGTGGGCACTTGTCTCCACAAACTCGCAGCCCATTTCGTCCATGCGGGCTTCCTGAAGCTTGCCGCAAGTCTGGTTCACACCGGTCAACACGGCACGGCGCGCGGCCACCTCGATGCTGTCCTTATGCCCGCTGGGATAGGTGACCATGGGCATCTCGTCTGCAAGGCTGTCCACGGCCTGTTTGACGGCGGTTTTGTAGTCAAAGGCACCGGTGCTCACCTTGAGCCATGCAGCGTCCAGCGTGCGCTCAAAGGCCCCTGTGACGGTGTTTGCCGTGGTGGCGGTCAGATTCTGCCATGTGCCGCAGGTCTGCCGCGCACCGGCATCCAGCAAATTGTTCAGGGCGGCGCTCTCTTCAAAGGGGGTCGGCTCCATGTCGTAGTGGTAATAGATCGCATCTTCACGCTCCATGGCTTCGGTCGCAGCCTGCAAAAGCAGCTTGCGGATGGCCGTTTCGCTCTTGCCGGTGTACTTCGCCAGCAGCTTCACCACGTCGTTGCGCAGCGCCTCGGTCTGCTGGTAGCGCCACAGCTGCCAGTTTGCGGTGGGGGTCACGGCGTCCATCTTGCCAATGCGCCTGGCGACGTCCTGCAGGATCTGCTCTTCGACCTGCTGCCAGAGCTGCACAAAGGCATCCGGCATCTGGTCGAGATAAGACGGCGGCAGCATCAGGCACCCCCGAAGGTGAGGGCTTCGTCAGTGTGGCTGTCCACTTTAGCTTCCTCGGCCCATGCGTGGGCTTCCTTTTCGCTCAGGCCGTACCGGGCGGCGAGGTAGCGGCAGCGGGGCACAAGGCCCGCAATGGCGTCCTCCCGCAGCTGGTTTGTGCGTTCCTGCTCACTGACGATGTAACTGTCGTCCCAGTTGACCGAGATGCTGGTCTCCGGGTCTACCGGTGCGCCCAGCAGGTTCTTTGCCGCCCACAGGATGGCCCGCAGAATGCCGATCAGCGCCGTTTCAATGGGGATCTGGTTCTTGTTGGCGCTCTGCACAAGGTCCTGCCGGCTGCCGGTGTACTCGGTGGCAGTGGCCACCTTGCCCAGCTCAAAGCTGTACCGGTGACAGCCCAGACCGCACTTAAAGCTGAACAGATCCAGCATATCCTGCACGGCCCGGTGGTTGTCCTCGGTGCGCAGATCCGGCTTGTACTCGTGCCACTCCGCCGCGGCATCCAGACTGGCTTCCTTGCCGGGCAGCGAGAAGAACTGCTGTGCGCTCATGTCGTCGGGCGGGATGTAATGCGGCTGGTCATCGGCACCGATCACCACCTTGCACAGGCTGCGGTCGTAGAAGATCTTCTTGCCGCCAAGGTAAAGGTCCTGCCGGTAATTGTCAAAGGCAAGGTCTACGCCCTGCGCGGCGTCAAGAGCTTCCGCGAACACGGCCATGCCCAGACCCGTACCGCCGTCGATGTTCTTGGCAGCCGCCGGGCTGAACAGGCTGAACCATGCCGGTGAGCCGCTGACCGTGATGCTCTTTACCGTGCCCGGCGGGGTTTTGTCCTCGGTGATCTTCGCGAATTTCGGCGTGCCGGAGATGTCGTCTGTCACTTCATACCATTCGTTGGTGATGGTGCGGCTGCCGTTCCTGACCGTGTGGGTCTGCAGATAGGCGCAGGGCCTGCCGTCTATCAGACATTCCGATACAAATGCGGCTTCGGTCACGATGCCGCGCTCCACGCTGATGGGCAGGATGCAGGATGCCGGGTCGTAGTCCAGTACGATGCGGGCATCCGGGTCTGCTTCCAGCTGGCCGTCTGTGCCCTTGATGCCCTCCACGCTCAGTACGAAGGCCCCGGTGCCGGACCAGTAGGCTTTTTCCACCAGCTTGTTGGCGTTCTCCCAGAAATGCAGCTGCCGCAAAAGGCCCCCGGTCTGCTGTTCATCGCTGCCCAGCAGGTAGGCAGCGGTGGCTGCGTCGCCGATCTGGAAGGTGGTCTTGTCGTTGAGCAGCAGATTTGCCCAGTCCTCGCACACGCGCTTGGGCATCCGCAGGGACGCCCGGCGGCGCTTGTGTTCGCCGTCCTCCCGCGTGATCTTGATATTATGCACGCTGGGTACATAGCCCTGCCACCACTGCCGCCATTTTTCAATTTTGGCATAATAGGAGGCGTCGATCTGCCAGCCCTGGGTTTTGTTCAGGTATTCAATAAAAGCGGCAACGTTCATCTTGCAGTCAGTCTCCTGTAATCGCGTTCGATGGTGTACTCGAAGGCATCCAATGTATCAATGTCGGTGGTTCCATCGTCCAGACGTTCATCCACACCGGGGTGCTTTTGGCTCCACAGGGCGCTGGCAAGGGCGTCCCGCAGGGTGGCGGCTTCCGGCATATACCAAAAGCGCCCGCCGCCCATCAGGATGGACGTCAGGCGGATGCGGTCGATGATCTGGATCTTGGCGGAGTTGTTGACCCGGTCGGCCAGCCAGGAAAGCGGGCTGGCCCGCAGCCGGGTGCGGATGTGGTTGATCAGCGTCTGTTCGGCGCTGTCGCAGAAAATATAGTGGATCTCGCCGTACCGCGCGAACACGGCGGTGCAGAAATCGATCAGCTGCGCGGCAAGGTAGTCAGCGTCCTGATTCTTCGGGTCGATGCGGGCGGATGCCAGACCCACGACCCCCGCGTAGTAGGGCAGAATGCCGGTGGCCACGAATGCGTGCCGGGAGCCGTTGCCGCCGAAGTCCACCCCGATGTGGATACGCCACGGGCGGCAGGGTTTGTCCGCAGGCCAGAGGAAACGCCCATCCCCGGCGGCAATGCTGTCTGCAAAAGGGCGGTAGATGATGCCGCCCGCTGCAGCCCACTGGCCGAGGATGAAGCGGTTATAGTAGACCGTGCCCGCGTACTCCTTTTTCAGCTGAGCCACGAACTCCGGCGGCAGAGTGGGGTTGTCGTCGATGGTGTAGGCCTGACAGTAGATGTCCGCGTCGCTGTCCAGAAACTGCTTGAACCAGTGCTGGGGGTTATCCGGGTTGCAGGTGCCGTCAAAATGGCTGTGCGGACAGGACAGACGGCTCTTGAGCATCTGGAACACGCCCTCGTCCCATGTGGTGATCTCGTCCCCATAGGCGTACTCGAAGGCTGCGCCCTGAATGCGGGCAATGTGCTTTTTGTTGTCGGCGCCCAGCACGTACACCTTGCGGCCGAACAGCTGCACGATGTTGCCGGACGCCGAGGTGCGCACCACGCCCACAAGCTCCGGACCCCAGAGGGCCCGCATGGGCTCCAGCACGTTGCGCTCCAGCGTGCCGAGGGTGTTGCCCAGCATGACGCAAAGGCCCTCGTCCCGGGCCGCGCAGATGCGCTTGGGGATGGTAACAGCGCAGTCCAGATAGGTCTTGCCGGAGCGGGTGGCCCCAGTCTTGACGTTCCAGCGGTGGGAGCAATTGCGAAGGAACTCCTGCTGAAACTCAGTCAATGGCACTGTCCACACCTCCCAGCAGCTTACGGGCAGCTTCCAGTGCATCCGCTGCCGGGTCCTCCTGCACAGTCTCCTCGCCCAGCATCTTCAGCAGCACCCCGGCGGCACGGGCATCACCGCGCTTGGCGGCTTCAGTAATGCCCATGACCACCGACATCTGATTGTCGATGTCCTCATTGTCCACCTCATCCCTCAGCAGGGCATTCACCCGGCGGCGGTCGGTCTCCGGCAGGCTGAGATAGTAGTCGGCGGCTTCTTTCATGCTGCGCTTGCGGCGGCGGGCCGCACCGGAAGCAATGCCGCCCTTCTGGGCGATCTGTCTCTGTTCGCTCTCCGTTCGTTCGTTGAACGGGATGAGATTTTCTTCGTTGGCCACGTCACCACCTCTCTTGCCGTAAAATCAAAAAGCCGCCCGGAAGATCCGAACGGCAGGATATAACAAAGAAACCCGGCTGGTACATTCAGGCTGTTGGTCGGGAAAGGTGATCCTCTGTGTCAGCCGGGCAGCACAAAGCCCGCAGGGATGAAGGGAGTAAGTCTTTCCTGCGGGCTCTGGCATTTTAAATTTTAGCAGGGGTTGACAGTATTATCAAGTCCGGTTCGCTCCGGTTCAGTCCGGACTTTTGATATTCAGTCTTTTTATGGCCGCGCTGTGGCGCTGGAACATCTGGCTGCGAGAAATGCGGACGGTGACCGCGATGTCCGGCCAGTCCTTCAGCAGGATGTACCGCCGGAACAGGATCATGAAATCCACCTCATCGTCCAGCTGGCTGAACACCTCCATGATCTCGGCCCGGATGGCATCGCACACGGCAGACTGCGCCTCAGCGGCCCGGCGGGCCTCGTCGATGCGTTCCACACTGCGGGGCAGAGCCTGTCCGTCGCCGCTGCCGCCCGGCACAGGGGAAAAGCGCTGGGTGGTGTGGGTGGCATCGGTCTGCAGCGTGGCCAGCTCGTCCAGTTTGAGCAGCTCGAACCGCTTTGCCGTCCGGTACCGCCAGAGCCATGCCTTTTTCTCTTCGTAGGTCATTTACAGTTCCTCCACCCGGACGAACACGCCGCAGGGGTCCGACCAGAATTTTTCGACGATCTCGCTGCACACCTGCGCGTCGTCGGCCCAGAAGTGCAGGCGGGTCATTTCGTCTTTGAGGGCCTTTTCCAGATTATCGGTGTCCGGCTTTGCGGTGCGCCAGCTGCCGCTTTTGCGGCCCTCGGCAGGGAAGCACCACTTGACCAGCAGCCGCACCGGACGGCCTGCGGGGATGGGCTTTTCCGGCGCGTGGGGTGCCAGATGGGCGTGGAGCTTGGCACGGGTCTGTTTCAGTTCCGGGCTGTCGTGGAGCACCGCGTGCGGCTGCCCGCCCTTCATGTAGGCGTGCAGCTGCTTTGCGTTGTGGGTGGTGGTGGGCGGCTGCATGGGGATAAAGAATTGCATGTACATGGGGTTCACCTCGTTTTTCTTTTTTTCAGGTTTTAGCGCCAACGTGATGGGGAGGGTTCCCCGAATGGATGGGGGCTGTGTACGCCCCATCCTTCGGGATGCCCCATCACAATTGCAGTTGCAGTTTTAGCTATTATATATAGGCTATTTTGCACTGCAAAATCTGCAGTCATAGCGGCTATAACTGCAAAATTGCAGTTTTTCCTGTCGTGCAAAATAGCGGCTATTTCTGCATTTTTACAACAAGCTGTAATTGAAGCTATTACAAAATGTTTAACCCGCGCTGCCGGGTTCCTTGCGTCCCACTTTCTCGCCATCAATCCAGAACCGTCCATCGTCCTTCAAACGGGTCTTGATGGTACGGGGCTTCAGGTCCATGTACTCGGCCAGCGCATAGACGGTAACTTCGCCGTCCATCATGCAGGCTTCAAAGGCGGTGTCCAGTTCGGCCTTTTTGTCCTTGGTCACTTTGACTTTATCGCCCCAGCGCTTGGATGCACCGCGGCTGCCCAGCGTTTTGAAATCGCTGTCCGGCTGCAGGTCCTCCAGCAGGCCGGTGTCCGGCTTGTGCACGGGGTAGTCGAACCAGAGGTTCACCGGGTCGAAGCGGGCAAATTCGCGCAGGGTGCCTTCGATGCGCCATGCGGTCATGCCGTCTGCCTTTTTCTCGGCAGCCGCGACCTCGGCATCGATGGCCCGCAGATCTGCAAGGCCCAGTTTTTCCTTTGCGATGGTCAGCATCCGGTGGCGGCTGAGGGTATCATCCAAGCCGTAGGCATCCGCATGACCGCGTTTGTCCAACATGGCCTTGATCACGCGGCAGGCTGCTTTGTTATGCAGCTGCTCCCGGATGGCAT